GTATTGCGGCCCGATGTGGGATGGCGGAAAGCTTCGGTATGAAACGTGGGATGTGTACGACATGTTGAGCAGATAGGAGGTAACTGGATGAGCAAGGAAGAGATTGTTCGGTATGTTGCGGAATGGTTCGGGATTGAGCCAAATGAGGATGGGACATTCGACCTTGACGATTATGACTGGACTTCTGGGTGCTACATGAATGGGAATTGGTTCTGCTTGGCTGAGGTTGTTGGATGTATTGAGGGAATGGTTCGGGATTATGGATTGAAAGCGTAAGGAGGTAACGATATGGGAAACAGAGCTGTTATTACGACTGGCAAGAATGATACTGACATTGGTGTTTACCTTCATTGGAATGGAGGAAGAGCGAGCGTTGAGGGGTTTCTGAAGTATTGCGAGTTGAAGGGATATAGACCGCCTGAGACTGACAACTATGGTTGGGCACGGTTGTGTCAGGTTGTTGGGAATTATTTCGGAGGTGGTCTGAGCATTGGAGTCGATATTCGCTCCCGGCTCGATTGCGACAATTGGGACAATGGGGTTTACATAATTCGGAAATGGAAGATTGTTGGCAGGGAGTTCTTTCAAGGAGCCGAGCAGATGGATTACCCGCTTCTGGATTTCGTAAAAGACATTGATGCTCACATGCCTAAAAATGAGCAGATTGGGGATGCGAAGATTGAAAGCCTCTTAAAAGGAGGTGATAGCGAATGATTGACGAATACACCCTTCAGGCTCAGGAGTTTCTGAAGAAGAATGGCGTTAAGCTTTCGATTCGTTTTCTGAACCGAGAAGCAAACCCGAATTGGGGAGACAGATATGAGAGGAACCATTACAGTGTGACGCTTACAACGGAGAATGGGAAGATGAGGTTCCCATTCTGGGACAGTTATTACAACACGCAGTCCAATAAGAGGCCGACTGCGTATGATGTTCTGGCTTCCCTTGAGAAGTATGACCCCGGAACATATGAGGATTTCTGTGACGAGTTTGGATATGAACCCAAGTATGCTATGGAACTTTTTAAAGGGATTTGCTATGAAAAGGGATACAGTGTGGATTACGCCCGGAGCAGATTCAAGAAGTTTTGTGAAGAGATAGGGGAGGAGTTTTTGGATGCGTACAAAGCGCTGAGCATTTATTGGGCGGTTCAGGAGCAGTTTGACAGTTTGCAAGAGCTTTTCACGGAAGAACAGTTGGAAGAATTGCGAGAGATTAATTGAGGAGGTAACGGTATGGGGTTTGATAGTTTCGATGCGGAAAAAGATTTGCCGAAGCTTCGGAGTGAGATTATTCTGAACAGCCTGTATGTTTCGGATTACGAGAATTCGTTCGGATTTACTGCGCGAAGCGTATGCGATTTCTTTGATGGATTCATGAGCTTTCTGGAAGTCATTGCGAGCGAAGACATGGAATGCCCGACAATTGAGCAGATTTTCGCTTTGGATACTACTGAGAACCTGATTGACTGGTATTACTGCCATGAGGAGTTTCCTTTTGAGGAGGCAGTGTAATGCTTAAAAATGGGAATAAGGATGTAAACAAATTCTGGGACAAGGTGAAATGTAAGTACCCGGATGCCAGATTTGAGCATTGGTTTTGGGATGGGGAATTACATTTTTGGCCCGATGGTGAAAGCGAGAGGAAACGGAAGAACCTTGGTTCGTGCTACCAAGATGACAAGGGGCAGTATGCAATAGGCGTTGGGGATGAGTGGAAGTAAATGGAACTGATTGATTTCTTTTTGATAGGAGACCTTGTTGACTCGCATGGGAATGTCAGTTACGAGAACATTAAGGGTTTGCCGAGATACCACGAGTGCTCTGAGCAGATCAAGTGGGAGCGAGATGTCGCGATACAGCAGATTGAAGAAATGGGAGGACAGTTCGGAGCGAAAAATACAGGGATTACGAGAGTTACATGGTGTGAGAATTGTCTGAATTTCCAACCGATACGCACGTTTTATGGGATATGCCGGGATACAAAGAAGATGTGTTTTAGGCATGATTATTGTTCGTATGCAAAGGAGAAGAGGGTATGAGCGGTGGAGCACATGATTATTTGTGTTACAGGATAGAGGAAGAGTTTTCGGAGAACATGGAAGACCCGGAATTGAATGAGATGATCCCTGATCTTGTTGATTTGTTTCATGACCTTGAATGGTATCACTCTGGGGATATCAGCATAGATAGGTATTACCAGACTGTTCTGAAATTCAAAAAGAAGTGGCTGAGCAACCCGGAGCCGTCACAAAGGCAGATCGAGATCATTGATAAGAAGATTCAGGGATTGCGGACTGAATTATTGGGAATGATCGGTGTAGGGGAAATAAAGATATGACAAGAGCAGATAAAATTCGACAGATGGATGATACGCAATTGGCGGATACCATCTGTTCTGTAATGCCGGGAGAAAATTGTGGTTCCTGCCGTTTTAAGGCGGAGATGGGGAGATGCAGTATTTTCGATTGGTTGAGGGAGGACACGGATGAAGGTAATAAAAAGCGAAAGAATTCTTAATTACATGAAGAATCATAATTGGGCAATGGTTGGTATGGAAACGCTTGAAGAGTTTTCTGAGGAACTGGATGTGTCCAAGATGAATGAGTATTCGACCGGGTATGTTGATGCACTCGCGGAAATTTCGAGGTATTCGGAAGAGTTGGAGCGGAAGATTGCGATTGCAATGAAAATATGCAAGTCGTGCAAATGGTATGAAGAAGCAGTTGAGTCATGCTGTAATGGAAAGTCGGAGTTTTGCATGAAGTTCATGCTTCCGACTGATCGTTGCAAAAACTGGGAGGAATAGATCGTGGGGACATATGTCGTGAAGGATAATGAATCGTATTGCATTGCTGATTCTGGGGAGAGAACGGAGTTTCCTTCCGGGGCTGTGAGAGACATGCATGATGGAAAGGGGCGCATGGATTTGCTTCCTTGGCATGCGATTATGGAGGTTTCCAGACATTGTGAAAATGGGGCAAAGAAGTACGGAGAACACAACGTTGACAGAGGGTTGCCTGTGCATAGCTTTATGGATTCTGGGATGAGGCATGCCGCAAAACATTTGATTGGGATGGTGGATGAACCGCATTTGGTTGCCGCGTGTTGGAATTTTCTGTGGGCATTGGAGATGGAGTTAACGATGCCAGAAATGGTAGATATTCCTTGGAAGAAAGAACCGACAATGGCAGAGCTTGCTGAGCAAAAGTTGCGGGAGAGCGGGATATGAAGGTGATTTGTGCGGCATGCGATTGCATTCACAATGGGAAGAATAACAAATGTGATGCGAAAAGCATCGTGCTTTCTGATGAGTATGTTATGACGGTTTGGCAAGGCAGACAGCATTATCATAAATGCAAAATGTATCAGATAGACCCTGAAATGAAGAAGTTGTACGAGATGTTGGAAATTATGGATAAGGGGGAAGCGTGATGGAAAACCTGACTGGATTTGTGTATTTTGTGATTGTTTTGAGCGTTGGGATTGGGATGTATTTCACCGGGCGTTCGATGGGGATTGAGTGGGCGGTTTTTCAGTTCACTCAGCATATGATTGTGAAAGAGGTTCCTGAAGAGGAGAAAGCGAAGGAAGCATGACAAATTATCTGAATCATGCGGATAAGGAAATTGTTGTAAGTCTTGCGGGATGCGTTGGGATGGCAGATACGCTCAGAGAAAAGAAATTCCGCCATTCTGATGATGTTATGGAAGACCTTCAGAAGATGCAGGAGCTTGCTCAGAAAATGATCAATACAATCATTGATGGGATTGATGTGGATCAGCAGAGCGGCGTTCTGAGGTTCGCAAACAATTGTGAGTTGATGGTTCTTCCGAAGTCTGACATTCGGACGCAGACTGATTGGTGTGTGATTGAGAAGAAGGACATTCAAACGATTATTTCCAATGTTGTCAGCGATTGTTCGTTCTGCGACAAGGAAGGCAGGGCGGTTAAGCAGTGCGAGTTGCGGAAAGCGTTGTTGAATTGCGGGATGGTTTCATCTAACGATTCTGTCATGAAAGAAGTAATGGATGGTTGTCCGTTTAGGGGGTAAGTATGAGCTATATGGATATAGAAATGCATCCAGACCTCAGAGGAGGAGAAGGTGGGGTTGGGAATTTTATGATGTGGCGGATTTCTGGCGCTGAAAGAAAATGGGGCGTAGCTTCTCATGGATGTAACACAAGCGATTATATGGATAACATGCCGCCTCAGCAGGGATGGCAGTGCCCGGTTTGTGGGAGGGTGTATGCACCTTGGATGTCGGAATGTACGCATTGTGGGAATGAAGTTAGTACGGTGACTACAACGACATTTTCTCTTGGTTCAAATACAGATCATGTTTCTGAGGAAGAAAAATGATTATAGCGGCTATTTTGTTCATGTTGATTCTTGTGATCATGTGGGTGATGGGCAATGACAATTACAAGAAAGGCTGAGCGTTCGGCGGTTTATGCCGGGACGAGGAATTATTATCTGGATATGATTCCGTCAGCGAAGTCATTGCTTGTGCATTCTGATGTTGATCGGATTTATTTCTTGATTGAGGATGATGCGTTCCCAATTGAGCTTCCAGATTGCTTCACGATTATCAATGTCCGGGATCAGAAATGGTTTAATCCTGTGAGCGCAAATTGGAGAGTCAAATGGACATACATGGTTCTTTTGAGAGCGGCGTATGCGAAGATTTTCCCAGATTTGGACAAGATTGTTTCTCTTGATGGTGACACGATTGTTGGGAAGAATATTGGTTCTGAGCTGTGGGATTTAGATTTGGGAGAGAACTTCTTCGCGGCGGCGTGTGAACCTACAAGGAGCAATGATCGTTTTACTTATTTTAATATGGGCGTTGCAGTCTACAACCTGAAGCAGATTCGGGAAGAAGGATTGGATGATATATTGATTAATTCTCTAAATACAACTGCGTACAAGTATGCCGAACAGGATTGCATTAATGAGTGGTGTCAGGGAAGAATTCTGGAATTAAACAGCAGATACAATCGATTTGCAGAATCAAAACCCGTTGAAGACGGAGATGTTCGGATTCTGCATTTTGCCGCATCGGATGGGACATGGAGAGCGTTGCAAATTGTTCATTATTACATGAACCTGAGTTGGGATCAGGTTTTTGAAATGAGGAGGCGGAATGGGCAGAAAAATCGATGCTGAAGTGTTGGAAGAATCTCTGATTAGGGCGATTGAGTCGGCAAAGAATTGGCGGGATGAGTGGAGACCGTATGACATTGAGTACATTAAAGCGAATGAAGCAATTATGGCATTTAATGAGTGCTTGTTGCGGGTGAGAGATCAGGAAGAAATATGATCGGCATTGATCAGGTTTTGGAGATTGCAACCGAGGCTTTTATTATTGGGATTGCACTTGGGGTATTAATTATGCTTGTTTTGTTTTGCTTGTTTTCTGGAGAATAATAAATTCTGGGAGGAATAATATGATTAAAGTCGAAAATATTGAGGTTTTTAATTTTAAAGGGGCAATAAATGGGATGCGTTCGCCATATGATTCGTGGGAGAAATCTGATAGTTATTTGGATGATGATGGTAGATTTGTTATTGGGAGTGCTGACATGGCATTGATGCAACGGTTGTTTATGGCAGGAACAGAGCATAGAAAATACATGAGGCAAATCCTTGTAAGTATGGATATTACTGCGCCAGATTATTGGTGGCCCCAGTTTGATGCGTACAAGATCGGTATAACTTGTAATTCAACAAGTAAGATGCATAGTCTTGTTAAGAGACCATTTGAGCCGCAAGATTTTAGCATTCAGGACATGTGGGGATATCGTTGCAGTGTTGAGCAGAAAAGGCCAGTTATAACAAAAGATATGGAAGTAACAGAAGAATGGAGAGATGTTGAAAAAGATTATTGTGTCAGTAATTTAGGAAGATTAAAACATGGGGATAGATTATTGTCTGGTGCAGAACATAAAGACGGGTATCTCTTTACATGCATTCGAGGGAAACATTTCCCGATCCATAGGTTAGTTTGCATGGCATTCCATCCTGAATCGTATCATGAAGGACTAATTGTAAATCATATTGATGGGAATAAGAAAAATAATATGGCCTCAAATCTTGAGTGGGTTACTCAAAAAGAAAATATTAGGCATTCTTATGATATGGGATTGCAACCAGTTTCAGTTAAGACATATTCTGGGAAACTTACAAAGGAACAGAGGGATGAGGCATTTGTTTTGTTTGATTCTGGGATGAGTAAAAGAGAAATTGCCAATAAATTCGGGGTTTCTCATACATGTATTAATGATATTTTGAATGGCAAACATCCATTTGTGGAAAGAACAGATATGTTTTCAAATTATTTTCTTCCTATTTTGAATAATCTTAATAAGTTGAGGGATGAATATCTTGAGGAGAAAGACCCGGTTAAGAAGAAGGATTTATGGCGCATGATTCTGCAACTTATTCCGATGTCTTATAACCAGAAGCGAACCGTCACGATGAATTATGAAGTGGCGGCAACGATTATTCGGCAGAGGAAGAATCATAAGCTGAAGGAATGGAATGATTTTATCGATAGTCTGTTCAAACAACTTCCGTATTTGAATGAGATTATGGGAGAGGAGATTTAAGATGGTTTATGTGATCATCCAAGGGGAGTATTCGGATCAGCAAGTCGTTGGATATTGCACGAGTGAAGAGCTTGCAGAAAAGGCGTGTGCGTTTAAGCGCGGGGATTCAGAAGAGTATTGGGATTCGTGCAGATATGAAGTGGTTGAATGTCTGGATGACATTGTTGAAAATACAACCGTGAATTATCTTTATAGAGTCGATTTTAAATCACGAATGATAAGCCCGAACCAATATATGTATGAAGTTTATCGGGTATATGAAGAAGGAATCACTCCAAGCATCGGATATAGTCGCATTTCTTATAACAACACGAACAATGTCGTTTCTCCAATTGAAGCGGTGGTATATGTGTCGGTTAATAGAATAGATGAAAAGCTTGCCCAAAAGGTAGCGATTGATGCATTGTATAAAGACATCGCAGAAAAGGCAGGGCTATAAAATGGCTTGGAAAGCGTATGACTGGCAGGATTTGAATAAGCAGATTTTGGATGATATCCAGATCGGAGATATCGTGTGCATCAACGAGTGGGCAAGAGGAGTTCGGGTAATCTTTTCAACAGAACATTTTTTAATGGTCGGAGCAAAAGTAAAGCGAGGGATCAGGACATATATAATAGAAAAGATTGCTCCTGAGAGGCACAAATTTTACGTTTATGGGTTCTTTATGTTCCCCGGCATGGATGAAGCAGGGGCGCATATAAAGAGCTGTGAGGATGGTTTTGAGCACCCTGAAAAGGGAAAGGAAATGATTCGATACATCACGGTTGAGAAAGGCGTATAAGTTTCCTCTGAAATTTCCATAAGACAAAATATATTATTTTATATGTTGCATTCTGTAACACATTGTGGTACTATAATTATGGAAATTGGATAGGAGGTAACGGAAATGCTGATTCATGTCTATTCGAGCCGTGTTGAGGAAGTTCGGAAGAGACTGGATAAGCTTGCGAAGAAGGCTCAGAAGTATGGTGTTCCGTTCCAGTATGAGATTCTTCCAGAAGTTAAGAAGCAAGTTGGTGTTTATGATTACGACCCGGCGGGTCATTGCAAGTTCCTCGTTAAGACCTATAACGTGATTGCGACTCCGATTCAGATTTCGGACAAACCCGTGTGCTCCTCTGGTTGGAAGGCGGTTGCTCAGATTGAGCATTTCCCGGAAGGGAATGTGGTCACGATGTTTGACCGGGATGCGGAGGCTCCTGCGGAATGGAAGATTTGCGCCTCCTATTGTGACCATTGCGGCACGAAACGCGACAGGCGTGTGACCTACATGGTGGTTCGGGATTCTGGAGAAACCCGTCAGGTCGGAAGCACGTGCCTCCGGGAATATACTGGGATTGACCCGAATGCATGTGCGCTGTGGGCTAAGGTTGCGGAATGTGAAGACTCGTTCGAGTGTGACCCTTCTTTCTGGAGCGTTTTGAGTGGGACGCGTTCTTACGAAGTGATTGATGTCCTTGCTTATGCTGTTGATGTGATTGCAAAGAGGGGATATGGATGCACAGACGGCCCGAATTCGACTCGTGAAAAGGTGTTTGATGCGTTCAAGAAGAACCTCCCTGTTTCGGATGAAGCAAAGAAGAAGGCGGAAGTGGTTCTCGAATGGCTCAAGGGTCTTTGCTCGACTGATGGAATGGGTTGCGAATACGACATTGCCCCGGTTGCGAAACAGGGATTTTGCGCGGGTCGGCACTTTGGGCGGCTGTGCTACTGCCCTGTCGCGTATGACAAGGCGATGGCGCGGATTGAGCAGGAAAAGGCGAGGGATGCAGAAAAAGCGTCCCAGAGAGAGTCTTCTGGGTTCGTTGGGGAGATTGGTCAGAAGATTTCCTTCACGGCGGCAAGCGCGGTTCTGGTGACGAGTTGGGAAACACAGTTCGGCAGGACTTTCCTCTACAAGATGACGGATGAAGCAGGGAATGTGTTTGTCTGGTATTCTTCTGGGAGTCGGGACGAACTGGTTGGTGGAGTGACTGTGAAGGGAACGGTGAAAGACCACAAGGAATATGATGGTGTGAAGCAGACTGTTTTGACCCGGTGTCGGGTTGCGTGAGGATGGAGAGTTGATTCGGTACAGACGGTTGGTGTGAGATGAGGCAGTGAAAGCCCCTTACGGGGCTTTTGCTGTATCGGTGTTTGTATTACAAGGAGTTTGATTATCAATCCTTGGAAAATGTGATGCAATGTGGTATTTTATGATAAAGTGAGGTGAAACGAGTGAACAGTGAAATGAGCAATGATGAGATCAAGGAGTTCGCGGAAAAGATTTGGCAGATTCGGAAAGATGCTCATATGACGCGGAAACAAGTGTGCAAGAAGTTCGGGATTTCTGAGCGCACAATCCAGTCGTGGGAGATCGGAGAGCGGCTTCCTCCGCAGTATGTCTTTGAATGGTATCGTTCTGCAATGAAGGAGCCTGAGAAGAAGGATTATGATCTTACCGAGATGGAGCGTCAGGAGCTTCTTCAGGCAATCAACAATCAGATTGATGTATATTCCATTATCAATCCGTCCACGGATCGGCAGGGGCAGGAGATCGAGGATTCGGTTGCCGCGCTGAAAAGCGCAAAAGAAAAAATCTTCGGAGGATCATAAAAAAGCGTTGCAATATTAGCACAATGTGTTAAAATAATAATAGTGGGTAACGATTTTGATAGGGGGTAACGATGATGTTTTTTGATGGTTGCAAGACTTTGAATGAGCTGAAGGAGAGATACCGTAAACTCGCGATGGAAAACCACCCGGACATGGGCGGAGATGTCGCGACCATGCAGAAGATAAATGCGGAACATGATGAAGTGTTCGAGCGGCTGAAGAATGCATGGAATATGGAGAACCCGGATAAGAAGACCACGGAAACGCCTGAAGAGTTCCGTGATGTGCTGAGCAAGCTGTTCCGACTTCCGGGCATTGTGATTGAGCTTTGTGGTTCTTGGTTGTGGATAAGCGGTGATACGAAACCGAACGCGGCGGGACTCAAGGCGGCAGGATGCCGTTGGAGCGCAAACAAGAAGATGTGGTACTGGCGGCATTGGATGGATGGGATGTACCACAAGAAGCACACTCCGTTCACGATGAATGCGATTCGTGCGACTTATGGTTCGAGCATTCTGACTGCCGAAGAACGTGCGGCATTGACGGCGTAAGAGGGGAGAAATCCCCTCTTTTTCCATTTTAATAATTCCAAATGGAAAGAATTTCTCAGAAAACTGTTGCAATTACTATCACAATGTGTTACTATAATAGTGCCGGGTGAGGCAATGCTTCTCCGAGCCTGATGAGGAGGTAACGATATGGGAAAGGTGATGACTTGTTGCGGATTTACGATTCGTGAGTTAAAGAATGGGCGCTTTTCTGTGACACGGAACATACCCGGTTTTAGGGTTGTTCATGAGGTGTTCAATTCGTTCAATGATTGTGGCTCTGAGGTCTTTGAAATGGCTCCGAACAACGATGTTGGTTCTGAGGTTAATATGAAGATGTGCAGGGTGTTCGGACGGTCGTTCTGTGATGAGGGTTTTGGTTGTGGTTGGTAAGGAGGTATTGAGATGAGTCGTTGGTATGGTAGCCTTCAGAACCGTTTGATGGAAAATTCCCGGTCTGCTGTTCCTGAAGTTGGAATGGGAGTGACTGAGTTCCTTTGGTCTGACCGGGAGCCGTATGAGGTGATTGCCGTTCAGGATGATAGACACATTTCTGCCCGCCGACTCGGGTATAAGGTTGTAAGTGGGAGTTGTCATGATGGCTCTGCCGAGTATGAGTATTTCAGCGACCCGGATGGTCATGTGGTTTCCCTCTTCAAGAAGAAGAATGGGAAGTGGGTACAGCGGATTGGTCGGAAAGAGTATGGCGGAAGTAGTTGGGTGATTGGTTTCGCTGAGAAGTATTACGATCCCTCGTTCTGAGGGGTCTCCCTGAACGACAAATAATTTGAGGAGGTAACGTTATGAGCAATTTTGTGATTCCGAAGATTCGTGACACCAAGGCAATGTGCTACAAGTTTGAGGCTCTGGATGATGTGTTTGAGCACATTGACCAGATGATTGATGTTTACAAGAAGAATGCTCAGGAAACAAGGGAGAGCATTGACAGACAGCTTAAAACGAGTGAGGAAGAGGGGAACCCTGTTCCAGATGATGAATTCGGTTGGCGGTTCTCGTATGAGATAGACCGTATTCAGAATTATGAGCAGAAAGCAAATGCATTTGCTGAGTTCAGGGCGGTGCTTTCCAAGAAATACATGGATTAAGGTTTCTGGAGTGTGCAATGGCTAAGTTTGAGGTTGGTAAGATTTATGAGTCATATGCGAGAGAGTATGACCCGGTTGTTGCTCTGAAAAGAACTGACAAAACACTTTGGGTTAAGCATGCATGGAACGACCGTGAAAATGGTTGGAGGATGCGTATTCGGGTTGATGCGGATGGGAACGAGTTCTGTGTTGATTCGTCTGTTCCGCCGCGTTGGAGAGATGCATTCACATACAGTGCAGAATGGGTTTATGAGGAGGCAACGGATGCTGTATTACCGAACTAAGGCGGAGGTTGATGGGTGCAAGCTCAGGCAGACCTACATGATTAAGAATGAGCTTTTCACAGAGCGTGAGAAGAAGAAACGGGACATTCCAGATTGGTGGCTTACCCCGGTCGAGATTTGCCAACTCGATACATACAAGGTGTGCGGGGCAAGGTTCCAGAAGGGTACTGACTGGCATTCTGATTTGGGATAAGGAGGATAGTATGACTAAAGAACAGAGAGAGAAGATATATGAGGCTAATGAGGTTCTTGGGCTTGCGATGGAAGATTTGCTTGGGAAAGCAGAAGAGCTTGAGTCTGTCGGATTGGAAAAAGAGGGTGAGGCTCTTAGGGAAATTGTCGGCATTATAGATAATTTGCAGTTAATGAACGTAGTATTGAAGGAGAATGAATGATGAAAGAAGAGGAAAGCTATTATAGAAAGCAAAATATTACGTTTGATATAAATTGCTTGTATGTGGAAGAATTGGAGGCTCTTAGGGACATTCTGAAATCGCATGGGATGATGGATCAATGCGAGACTGTAAGTATGCTGATTGCTTACAAGGATGGGTGGATAACCAAGGAGCATAGAGAATTTTATTATAACAAGTTCATGAAGAAATTGGGGGATGATTAATATGAGCCTTTATAACGCAATAAACGGATATAACCTTTCGTGCATTTTCATTATGCCTATGCTTGGTCGGAGAGATCGGGAATACCCGCGTTTTCGGGATTGCTTCGTTTCCGAAGATGGACAGCATATTGATATTTTTACTCGTGTTGGCGGAGGCAACCGTGGTTGCGGCATGGGAGAGGAAGAGCTTTACAAAGACCCGTTGTTCGTTACAACGTTCGATGACGAATATGACAACACTTATGCGACCTATCAGTTTGAAGTCCCAGAAAAATGGAAGAAGGATTTTGATCTGATTGTAGATGGGAGGATTAATGAAACATCTGCCGAGTATCAGGAGATGATACGCGGGTTCTGGTCTGAGAAGATGAAACCCTTTTTGGATAAGGCTTTTTCTGTTGGAAATATTCCAAATGGAGAGGAAAACAGTTGACACAAGTATCACATTGTGATACTATTATGGTGGTGGGTGGGTGATCCACCCCGGCAGGAGGTAACGAGATGATTAATGGGTTCCATGAGGTAGCAAGCCCTGAGAAGTACCCGTACTGCCGCAAGTGGGTAAACGGGGAAGGCGCTGAGATTTACCAGTTCGGTTATGGGCGTGGGAATGCGTATTTGCGGATTGAGAGTGGCAAGTATGTTGGAGCCTACAAGACACAGCGGAATGCGGCTATGAGGGTTCGCAATGGGTTCAGAATGACAAAGAGAGGGATTCGGAATGGCGGGTGCTTCGAGTTTCTTTGGGAACATGTAATGCGCGGAAGCGCTGTTTATGAGTTGGGGATATAAGGAGGCAATGATATGATAGATGCAGAAGCAATATAAAGCGTGTGGATGAGGTGACGAAATGAGCAGATATATAGATGTGGATGAATTGAAGAAAAAATTGGAAGAACTTGGATCGATGCCACCAATAGTATTGATTCCTGTTGAGGTTTTGCCGTCAGCAGATGTTGTTCCTGAGTGCTGTGCGAAGATGGATGAAGAGAAGGTGACGGAATGAAAGAGTATTCGTATTCGAGTCCGTATGGTGGAACGTGCACCATTCGTCTGAGCAAGGCGAGCTATGCTCACAATGGCAACCTTGCGGTTCATGCTGAGTATTATGACAAGGAGTTTAATGCTTGGCTCCCGTATGGGAATGTGACGGTCAACCTTGGCAACAAGCTCCCTGCTCAGTATGCCTATGTTGATGAGAACAATTTCCTTGGGGTTCTGGACTGGTTGGTGAGCAATGGGATTGCGGAGTTCACCGGGAAGTATGGGTATTCTGGGTTCTGCCAGTACCCGCTCGTGAAGTTCAATGAGAGCGCTTTCTGAGGAGGAAACGCATGAAGAAAGTTGTTTTGTGGAGCAATGTTGATGTCGATGTTGATAACGACTTCTTCGATGAGTTCTACCCGGATTATGATGAGTATGAGCGTTACAGATATGCTTTGGAAGACAATGAAGAACAGCTTTACGAAATTCGCAGTTGCCTGAACATTAAGATGTCGCAACCGATTCTGGTGATTGGAAGGCTTGGATTGTGGAACGGAACGTTCGATGGATACAGCGAGATTTCTTCTCGCAATGTTGGAGATTGCCTGTACGATTCGAGTTGCGATGTTATGGAATGGTACATTGACAAGCGAGGGGATTTGTGTGGGGATGGCGTTCACCATGACGGGCGGAACCACTACCTTTACCGAGCGTACAAGGATGGGGTTTACCAGACGCAGATAGATAACCTGAAGGATAAGATTTACCACGGTAAGGCAACTCGGCGCGATATAACTCGTTTGACCAAGAGCCTTGGAGGAGTTGTGTTGGAAGCGTGTGGGTTATAAGATTCGGCTCAACCGGGGTTCGCACAGCGTTGCGGATTCCATGATGATTGAGACTGATACCCGGAAAGCCCTTCGGGGCTAAAGGCACCCTTCGGGGTGCTTTTTTGTAGACAGATTGACACAATGTTCTTATAATGGTTGGGAACAGGAGGTGTTTCCTATGACCGTAAAAGAACGTGTTGATGCAATCATTTCGGCAAGTGGGAAGGAAGACTGGGAGATTGCGAGTGCAATCGGGATCAGCAGTCGGATGTTTACGGCAAGGAGAAATGCCGGGTCTTTCACAGCAGAACAGTTTTTTGATATTTGCGAGTTCTGCGGAGTGGATGCAAAGATGTATATGAAGAAAAGCGGTGTAAATGTGTTGGATCGAGCGGAAAGAATGAATCGTCATATCAGGCGGATGGTTGATGGGATCGTTTATGATACGGAGCATGCAGTTTCGTTTTCAAACAATTTTGGATCAGATGGGCCTGAGATGGAGCTTTTCCGAGATGATGATGGGAATTATTTCTTTGCTGAGTATCTTGGCAAAAATAGTGATAAAATTATTCCATGCGATGCAACAGAAGCTTCTTTGTTTATAGAACAGCATGGCACCCGGTACAGGGAGTCGTAACAAAATTTTAAATTCAAAGTCCTCCACAGAAGAGACCGCCCGAAAGGGTGGTTTCTTTATTATACCCGTAAGGGAATAAATTCTGGAGGATTGTTATGGAACTAATCTGGTTGTTGCTCAAAAGGGCAAGTGTGTTGGTTGAGGCGTATCAGAAATTTTATGAAGGAAGAGGAGAGGAAGCAGAAGAACGAGGTTCGTATTTAATCGAGTGTGCGGGTGAGGCTATTGTAGAAGTTCTCAGGATTATTGATTCTGGAGCTTATAAATAGGATTCATGAAGCCGGGAGGAGAATTTCCCGGCTTTCCATTCGGAGTTTTTCAGGATAAAATCAAGAGGCCGAAACCCCTGATTCTGCACAGCATGCAATTAGGGGATGCGATGCTGATACTGTGAGAGTTGCCCATTGTGTTAAATATGTCTGAAAGTCCCGTGTTTTGGGGCTTTTTTCTTTATCCAGATGGAAGAAAAATTGCTCAAAAATGACATTCTGCCATCAGCTAACTACCCGAATGTCATAAAACGACCAAAAATTCATGCGCTATTGGAAAAATATAGTCTTGTTATTTTGGAATGTTATTTGACATATTGTGTCATCTAAGACAACGGCTTCTTTAACCGTTGCAAGGATGAAAGTTCTGAGTACCGATCTGTCCATGTTTTTCGCGTGAGTCATGAAATCAAATGTACCTTTTGAGAGTTGATCTGCCATCAGATAATAGCTCGCTCTCCTGATGTTATCTTCGGAATCGTCCGGGATCGAGGCGAGAGATTTATTGATCTTTTCCAGTTCGGCGGTCAGTTCTGTGTGTTCTATGATGTAGTCTTTTTCTGGTATGGAGTCGGTGCTGAACAGATAGAGGTTCTTCAGACGGGTCAGCGCATTTTCAATCCGATTCTTGCTTGTAAGGAGTTTTTCATGTTCCGAGATGCTGACGGAAGTCGGGGTTGAGAACAGAGTATCGGATTGATTGGAGAGAAGATCGTCTAATCCTTTGACGGAGTTCACGCCCAGAACCTCTTTCAATTTCGATTCGATGTATGCTGGAGATTCTTCCCGGTTGGTTAGGATCGTCTGGATCGTATTGAAAATAAATGGTGCAACGGTGAGATCGTAGACATACTTCTGCGGACATGTTTTGTTTCGCCTTCCTCTACAACCGTATACGGACGGCAACCATCCATCTATTCTGCGTTTTCCCGGAGTGGCAGACATATTAGTTCCGCATTGCCCACAAGTGAGCAGTCCCGCAAAGATATGGATGTTCTTGTTGTAGCGGAATTGCCGGGTTGAGGTTTTGTTGTTGGAAGACAGCATGTGCTGAACACGGTTGAATTGGATTTTGCGTATGATTGTTGGATGATGGTCTTCTATGGTAATCCATTCGGAATCGTTCTTCAGGGTGTAACCCTGTCCGTATCCATGCACGTTGTAACGATATGCCCCTGTGTAAAAGATGTTCGTAAGGATTGAATGAATCGTTTCAGCCTTCCATGTCTTCCCGTTCTTGGAGGTGAATCCAAGCGAGTTGATAACAGATGCAGTTTTGATCAGTGAGCGTTGCTCCTCGTAGGTGTCAAAGATCAGTTGGACAAGTTCGGCTTGTTGACGGATGATGGAAAAGGTTTTCGATTCGGAATCCCATGAGTAACCGAGCGGAACCCGACCCCCGTTCCATTGCCCGTTGTTTGCTCGTGAGAGCATGACAGAAGTTACACGGTCGGCAGTCATGTTGCGTTCGAGTTCGGCAAACACGAGGATGATTTTCAACATTGCTTCACCGACCGGGGTTGAGGTGTCGAATTGCTCGTTCTTCGAGATGAATGCAACGCCAGACTTTTTGAGTTCTTTGTAGATTTCTGCAAAGTCGAGGAGGTTCCGGGAGAATCGGTCAATCTTCCAGACGAGGATGTGAGAGAATTCCCCTGCACGGATTCGTGCCATCATTGCCTGAAACTCAGGGCGGTCGGTGTTTTTTGCTGAGAATCCGGGGTCTTCAAAAACAACATAGTCCCGTATGTTAAGGATGAGTTCGGAGTAAGCGATTAATTCCCTCCGTTGGACTTGGAGGGAATCTTTATCAATCTGGTATTTCGTGGAGACACGGATGTATATTGCGACTTTCTCGTTCATTCTGATGCCTCTTTCACGGTCTGTACAAAGCTTGCAATAACAGTGCAGAGTTCTGGAAGATTTTCTATGACCTTATGGATGTCCAGATAATAGAAGAAAGAAAGGTTTTCGTATGGTTTTGCCTTCCCTAGATTCTCGTTGATGAATGGACGATACCCTTCCAGAAGTTCGTTGATTTCTTTCGGGAACATATCGTGTGCCGTAATGTATGTTTGAATGCGTTTGGGAGCAAAATACATGACTGCACGGTTAAATTGGATATTCAAGGCAAGCAATGCCGCGTCTGCCCAGATGTCTTGCGAGAAACGGAATGAGATTTCCGCGTTTGTCATTCGGGTTGTGATTCCGGGGATATTGGAAATGGATTGGATAACACGGTTGATATCGTTCGGATTATACTTTCCGATTTCGCAGAATTCATCCACGAATGTTTGCATATCGAGATAATCCTTGTGGATTCCTTCGTATTTGGAAAGGATTGCATCAACAACCATTTTGTCTTGATCGGTTGACAGAGTATAAAGGTCGGCAAATTTGCGAACGTTCGGAGAGTATTTATCGTGCATGCCGTCTGACATGCCAAGCAACCAGTCGATTGATACTCCGTAGTATTTCGCAATTTTGTAAAGGACATTTATGTCCGGGACACGGGTTTTCGCAAGATATCTGCTGATGGTTCCCTGAGACACATTGATGGATCGAGATAAATCGAATGCAGTCTGAGCGTGTGCATCCATCAGTGTGCGGAGTTTTTGAACAAAGATGTCAAGATCGATTTCAAGGTTTTCCATGTTTGTACCGCCTTTCTTATCCATATATTGCAGTAGATTTTTCCGAAAATAAAAATTTTGTCCGTTTGTTAACAATCTCTTATTGATATATTCCGATTGGAAGAATATAATATTCCACGGAGGATATTTATCACGATTCGCGATTGTATCCTGTGCATATAGCATAAATGAGGTAGGCAACGATAAAAATGGGGCGCGGAGCAACAAAAGCGGTGGGCAATGCATGGTATGAAGCCAGAATAGAAGCGTCAAAGTATAATCAGAGTCTTGCATCGAGAGAGGGAGCGGCGGAAGCATTACATATGAGTGTGGATGCCGTAACGGATGCTGAATTGGGATTGTCGAAGGTTATGCCAGTTGATAAGGCGGTTCTCATGGCAGACCTTTACAACAAACCGACATTGCTGAATTACTACTGCTTGCACGAGTGCCCGATTGGGAGGAACCATCCGATTTCGGATGAGGTTTTGGCGTTGGATCGTGTTACGGTTTCGTTGATCGATTCGATGTCGATTTCTCAGGTGACAGAGTTCACGAATAGCCTTTTGCGGATTGCGTCTGATGGAAAAGTAACACCTGATGAAATGGATAGGCTTGAACAGTTGGTTGAGTATTTGCAGACCATTGCGCTAAATGCGAGTCGGTTAAAGAATATTTTGGACAGTCAGAAATGAGTTTCGTTGATGATTTCACATCTATATATGGAAGGGACATATGGGATCAGGTTTGCACTGGAGCTATTCATGCTCCCGGTATTCCGATTGGCTGTTTCTCAAAAGAAAAATATGAAATCATATTGACACAATGTGATACATTTGATATGATTAATGAGGCAGGAGGTAACGGGTATGGTGAGCATTTCGATGCGGTGTTCCCGCGATTCACAAACGAAGAAAACAGAATATCGATTTAACCCTTATTCCATTACTGGTGCAAGTTGTGTGCAAGTTTGGTGCAAGTTTGGGAGGTTGGCATGAATGCGGTTGAGATTCCGGGATTAGTATTCGATGACCAGAATCATCGGTACGCCTATAACGGGGTTGTACTTCCATCTGTCACGCAGATTATGGAGCCTCTGAAGAATCAGGAATATGGGAACATCCCAGAGTACATTCTTGAGACGGCGGCACGGCGTGGGACGAATGTGCATCAGGCCATTGAAATCTGGCTGAATTATGGGTATCAGGATATCCCGGAAGAATATCAGGGTCGGTTCGATGCGTTTCTTGATTGGCAGGAGTATGCGATGCCGCATGTGATTGGTACAGAGCAGATTCTTGTTCACCCGACATTGTTCTATTGCGGCACTGCGGATTTGATCTGTGATATCAATGATCGGAAGGTTCTGGTGGATTATAAAACGACTTCTACGGTTTCTGACATGTTGGTTCGTGTTCAGCTTCAGGCGTATGAATCGGCATTGAAAGAGCATGGGATTGTGGTTGATGAGAAACGGATTATTCAGCTCCGCGATGATGGGTATAAAGAGTATATCTATCCCGCGAATGATACAGAGGCATGGAGAGTGTTTCTGTCTCTGAAAGCAATTCATGATTACATTAAAAAGTACAAATAGAGGAGGTAACGGTATGGAACTAAAAACTGTGGATGCAACCCTTGAGCTTCGGAATGGGATTAAGGCGCTTGTTGATAGCGCGAATGTGCTTCGCATTGAAACGGATGCGGATGTGGAGACGGCGATTGGTTTGACCAGAGCGGTCAAAACCCTGTCGAAAGATGTGAAGGATTATTTCGAGCCTCTTCGACTTCAGACTAAAATTGCGTATGATGCGGTGATTGCGGAAAAAAAGTTGTTCACCGACCCGCTCGATGCGGCGGAGAAGACGCTGAAAAACAAGGTGCTCGCTTATGATGCCGAGAAACAGCGTAAGGCAAGAGAAGCAGAGGAAGCAATGCGGCGAGCGGCGCAGATTGAGGCAGAGAAAAAGCTCGCTGAGGCACAGCGCATGGCGGCAGAGGGTGATGCTCTTGGGGCAGAAATGGCAGAGCTTGATGCAGAGGCATTGAGCGCGACTGCTGAGGCGGTTTCCGTTACGGCAGAGGTTGCTAAGGCGGATGGCATGAGCCGCAGAAAGAGTTGGACGATTAGTTCGATTGACCCAAGCAAGGTTCCTGTCGAGTTTGCGGGAATGGTGCTTCGCCCAGTTGATGAAAAGGCGGTTATGGCGCTGATTAAGGCGAGCAAGGGAATGATTCGGATTCCCGGTGTTGAGTATGTGGAAACCTCGATTTTGAGTGTTCGGTAAGGAGGAACGATATGGAAAAGAAGAGCAATGCAACGATTTTTGAGACGCTTTCTGCAATGAACGTGGGAGACCACATTGAGCAGAGGGATGATGGGAAGGGACATTACCTAAGTTACCTCAGTTGGCCTTGGGCGGTTTCTGAGATGAGCAAGGCATACCCCGATTGGACATACGAGATTGCTAAAAATGCAAATGGTCTTCCGTATGTGTATGACCCTGCAACCGGGTACATGGTCGAGACGAGCGTAACGGCGGGTGGGGAAACCAAGGTGATGTGGCTCCCGGTTATGGATGGAGCAAACAGAGCCATGAAAGCTGAGCCGTACACCTATAAGGTCAAGAACCCCTCGTTCAAGTATGCAAAACTCGATAGAGAGTCTGGATTGTATTTCGATAAGTATGGCAATGAGCAGAAAGAGTTCGATGTAAAAACGGTTCAGGCGGCAACGATGTTCGACATTAATAAGGCCATTATGCGGTGTCTCGTCAAAAACCTTGCCATGTTCGGACTTGGACTGTACATTTATGCGGGAGAAGACCTTCCTGAAGCTCCTGAAGACGATGAAAAGTCGCAGGAACAGAAAGTGGAACTGAAGGTAGAGAAGAAAGTGGAGCAGAAGCAGACCCCGAAGAACGATGCCGCAAAAGAAGTCGCAACGGCGGCGAAGAAGGCTTCTCAGGGAACTATTTCGCAGGAGGAACGGAAAACAATGTTCCAGATTGCGTCTGAGGTTCTTGGAGGAATGCGGGATGAAATGCTGAAGGGTTGGTTCAAGGATATGGGGATTTCTAGCTCTTCAGAGATGACACCAGACCAGTATGTAGAGATTATGCACCGTCTGAATGTTGTTGCTGACGGAAAGATGGATATTGGGGCTACTGCGTAATTAGTGGGGAGGGATTTTCCCTCCCCTGTTTTTGGAGGCTTGTATGGCAACCGGGAAGCGATATTATTGGATCAAGCTAAAAGACACGTTTTTTACATCTGATACAGTTGATTTTTTCATGGGGCAACCAGACGGTGCGAATTATGTTGTACTGTACCAGATGTTATGTCTTATGACTGCTAATACGGATGGGAGATTTTCTAGGCAGATCGGTGAAATGATTATCCCGTATGATGTCAGTAAGATAAAGCGAGATTGCAAGTATTTCAGTGAGGATACAATTCGTGTTGCGCTCGATATGTATAAGCGGTTTGGATTGATTTATGAGGATCAGGATGGAATTCTCGTAATGGCTGATCATGATAATCTTGTTGGGTCTGAAACTGATTATGCGCATCAAAAGCGTCTTCAGAGAGAATCGTTAAAGTTATCACAGGGTGACAAAAATGAAGAAAAAGTCTCAGACACAGGTGTGGACACAGGTGTGGACATTGTCCACAAAAATGTCCATATAGATATAAGAGATAAGAGATTAGATATAAGAGATAAGAATATTAATAATACATATGTGTGTTCTGATGGACCAAAACGCAGGAAAAGAGGAACGTACACACCAGAGTTTGAAGAGTTTTGGAAGGTTTATCCGAGGCAGATCGGGAAGATCGATGCGTTCAAGGCATGGAGCGCGAGATTAAAAGAAGGGTATACGGAACAGCAGATGATCGATGGAGCGATGGTGTATGCTCAGGCGGTCAAGAAAAATCACACTGAAGAGCAGTATAGAAAACATCCCAAAACGTTCCTTGGAGTTGGATTGCATTTCATGGAGTTTCAACCCAAAGAGGAGCCGAATGGTGATGATTTTGAATCTTGGTTCTTATAATTTCTCTCAAAATATTCCGATTGGATAAATGCCATAAATTTCGCTTCTGATGCATTTTTCCGATTGGAATGATAAAAGTATCGATTGGCGGCAATAAAATGGCGTGTACCCCACAAATTTTGACAGGAGAACGGCGATGGAGAGCAACGATATAGAGCGGATTGACATGAAAGAAGTTTTTTCTGTGTTTGCGAATCGTAGCAGACCAGAGGAAGCAGATGGGGATTACCGGGATGAAAATGGGATTTTGGTGTGTGGTATATGCGGAAAACCGAAGGAGCAAGTTCGCACAATGGGGCTTGGTCGTGATGCTGTTACGGTTGTGATGGGCGCAGAGTGCGATTGCATGAGAGCGAAACGGTTGGTTCGAGAGGCAGAGGAAGCGAAAGCGGAGGCGGATCGATTTATTGCGAAGCTTCGGAAGGCTAGTCTCATTGATAAAAGGTTGATGGATGCATCGTTTGATTCGGCACAGATAACGGATGATAACGCAAAAGTTATCAAGATGGCAAAGAGATATGTCGAGAAGTGGGACAAGATGGTTGAATCAAATCAGGGGATCATGTTCTGGGGGAAACCGGGATCGGGCAAATCTTACATTTCTGCGTGTATTGCAAATGCGTTGATAGATAAGGGAGTCCCTGTCGTTATGACCTCCTGCATTCGGTTGACGGATATTATCCAGAGCGGTGATGAGAGCGAAGGAGCGGTTCTCAGAAAATTGAACAAGGCCAAGTTGATGATTCTGGATGATCTTGGAGCAGAGAGGATGACGGATTACAGCATCGAGCGGGTATATAGCATTATAGATGCGAGATATCGTTCGTGCTTGCCTCTGATTGTTACGACCAATCTGGATAAGAATGATTTACGGACGGATGATGTTCGGATGGGGAGGATATATAGTCGGGTATTGGAGATGTGTTATCCGATTCATTGCACGGGATCATTCAGGGTTGCGGCTTCACGGGATCGGTTCTATGAGATGAAGCAAATGTTGGAGGATGATTGATGAAATTTATTGTGTATGGAGAGCCAAAGGGGAAAGCAAGACCTTTTGTACCAAGAAAAGGTCATGCGTTTACACCGCAGAGAACGGTTCTATATGAAAATCTTATTAAAACGGAGTATGAGAGGCAGTGCGGAAGGGAGTTTATTCCGCATCCAAAGCCCGTTTCTCTATATGTCATGGCATATTATTCGATACCGAAAAGTGCGAACAAAAAGAAGCATGAAGCAATGCTTGAAGGAACCATCAGACCGATTAAGAAAAGCGATATCGATAATGTGATCAAGGTTGTTGCGGATTCACTTTGTTCGATTGCGTATGATGATGATATTCAGGTTGTGCAATGCTATGCAGAGAAGTTTTACAGTGATGAGCCAAGGATTGAGGTTGTGGTAACGGAGATTGAATCATGAAAAAGCAATAACAACACCATTAAAGAGGGCAAAATGAAAAGCGCATGCGACATTATTAAAGGTAAGATTGTTGATTATAATGAACGAACGAAAGAATTAACTATTAAAGCATGTTATGAAGATGTCTTTTTAATGACAAAGCGAGAGTATAAGGAATGCCTTGTGCAGATGATCGATTCAAGACCGTTGTCTGATAAACAGCGAAATGCATGTTATGCGATGATGCGGGAGATTTCTGAGTTTACCGGGAACAGCGTGGATTTGACGAAACAGTACATGAAGCTGAAATTCATGGCGGACGATATGCAGGAAACGTATGATAAAATCTTTTCATTATCAAACGCCCCGATGAGTCTGGTGTGTGCGTTTCAGAGGTACATTGTTCGGTTCATCGTTGAATGGGATATTCCGACTAAAAAGCCGATGTTGGAGTATGTGGATGATGTTGGGGATTATTTGTATTCTTGCTTGATCAACAAGAAGTGTGCGATATGTGGGTATCATGCCGATTTGCACCACATGGATGCTGTTGGGGCCGGGAGGGATAGAGAAGAGATCATTCATGAGGGCATGGAGGTTCTTCCGTTGTGCCGGGTGCATCATATAGAAGCACACACGATTGGGAAGATGAGTTTTTTAGAACGGTATCATTTGGACGGCGGCGTTAAATTGGATAAAACGCTTTGCAGAATATACAAATTGAAGGTAACGAAGGAGGAAAAGAAATCGTGTTGAACAAAGTAGTGATTCAGGGACGGATGACAAGGGATGCAGAAGTTCGGGCAATGCCGAACGGGAAATCCACAACGGCATTTAGCATTGCTTGTGACAGGGATTACAAGAATGATGATGGAAGCGCGGTGTGTGATTTTGTAGATTGCGTTGCGTTTGACAGGACGGCGGATTTTATCGGGAAGTATTTCACAAAAGGTCGGATGATCTTGATTGAAGGGAGACTTCAGAGAAGACGGTTTACGGCGAAAGATGGGATGGCAAGAAACGTGACGGAGATATTTGTCGAGAAAGCATTTTTCTGTGATACCAAGAGCGGAGAAAAGAGCGAGGCAAGAAAGGAAGAACCGCAAGTGATAAAGACCCCGGAGTTGGAAAGCTTGGAGTCGATTTCGCCAGATGATATTCCCTTTTAGGAATATTTAAGGTTGGAGGGGGAGGAAACTCCCTCTCTTTTTGAATTTATGTTTCCGTATGGATAAATATTATATTCCAAGTATTGAAATATAAATACACGATGTGGTATGGTTCAATTGAGAGGTGACAAGATATGGGATTTGCACAAAATCTACGGCAGTACAGATTAGATATGGGGATGAAACAGAAGGAGCTTGCTAAGAAAGCAGGGATTCATCAGTCTACGGTTAGCTATTATGAGCGTGGGTTAAAGGTCGTGGATTTGAAGGGTTTGGATCGGATTGCGAATGCGTTGAATTGTACTCCGTCAGAATTGATCGGGGATGATTCCGATGACAGGACGATTGATAAAGCGTCTGATTTTACCGGGCTGAGTTTGGATTCGTGCAGGAAATTGCATGAGATGCGGGAAAAAGATCGGAAGTTCATAGATCAGGTCATTATGGCATATAAGGTTGGATAAGAATGGAACAGCAACAGCAGATGTTGTATGACACACATACAGTAAAGGAGTGGCTGATCACATATAGGGAGACCTCAAGAGAATTGTTCTGCCAGAATGAGAGGCTTGAGCGTTTGGAAGCGAGGATTGTCGGAGTTGGATCGATACAGATTTCAGACATGCCAAGGAACCCAAGCCCGAAGCAGGATCGGATTACAGATTTGATTGCTTTAAAGATGGAATTGGAAGGGGCAATCACGAAAGAGGAAAAAGATCAGAAGATCATGCGAGACAGACTGGAATATGTTCTTGGACAGATTCGGTCGGCTGATGAGAGAACCGTAATTCGGATGCGGTATGTGGATGGAGAAATCTGGGAGAAAATCGCAGAACTGATGTTCCATGACCGTGAAGATTATGATGATAAATTTGAGAGTTATTTGCGAAGGGTGTACCGGGATCATGGGTATGCCCTGTATCATATAGCGCGGTATTTTCAGGATTCTGGAGACCCGGAGGTTTTGTGGTATGGGGAGATGAAGGAAGAGATGAAGAACCGAAAGCGCAGGGGAAGAAAAGTTTATATGAACAAAAAGGTGGTTATATGAAGTACGTTTATCCTGCGATCTTTACACCAATAGAAAAAGGCGGGTATGTTGTCGAGTTTCCAGACATAGAAGGATGCTTTACATCTGGTGAAAGTCTGGATGATGCGATCGAGATGGCAAAGGATGTTCTTCCGCTTATGCTGTGCAGTTTGGAGGATAGAGGAGCGGAGATTCCAAAATCGACTTCTGCGTTAGTGTGGAAGTTGGAAGAGGGGGAATTTACAAGGTTGATCGATTGCGATACGGACGAATATAGGAAAGAAGTCGGTTGGGGATTACAGGGATAAATAGATGATAGTATTGGGCGGATGAACCGCCCTTTTTGTTTATGTTTCAAATAATATATTTTCCAAATGGAGAAAAAACTGTTGCAACAACTAACACATTGTGATACTATGTCAGTGTGAGAGAGGAGGTAACGAGATGAGCAAGGTTCGCGTGATGAAGAGAGCATGGGAGCTGTTCCGCAAGGAAGGCGAGCTTGGGTTTGCCGAGTGCCTCCGCAGGGCGTGGATTTCTGAGAAGGCGATTCCTGTGAATGAGGCAAGGGTAGCGGCGGCGAAAGCGGCGGCGGGCGTGACTGAAGAGACCGAGACTTGGTATGGATGGACGCAGAAGGGTTGAGGTTCTTCATGGGAGCAAATGTCTGTTCGGTGTGGAATTGATTTGGGGAGCGAAGGGAGCGGGAGTGATTTACAAGGCGAGGTTCTTCGGTGCGTCTCAGGTGGTTCCGCTTGGGACTCAGCCCCCGAAGGTTGAGGTTGCGTGAGGAGGTAGTTGATGGAGAAGGTTCTTGCGCATGTGTTTTTGCCTGTCGGTAATGGCAAGTGGGTGAACGAGACCGTGGATTTATACACGCCAGATGAGACAAAAAAGATTCTGGGGTCTCATGAGTGGAGTGTCGGATACGATATTTATGATCCGACAGATGTTAAGAAGAGGATTGGATCGTCCTTTGTTGTGGAGAACGGAATGACTATTTATTGCGGTGTGAGGAGGTAACGATGAATAATTTGAAGTGCAAAGATTGTGCGTATTGTTGGAGTGAGGAGAACGAGAAATACCCGACATGCCACTATTGGGATTGGCGGTTTTTGCCCCCGTGTGAGGAAGAAGAAGAGTCTTCAAATGGCGAGTGGGATGGCTGAAAGAGGAGGTAACGATATGCAATATGTGGATTGGAACATTGAGGAACTAACAGGGTACACGCCGCACACCACGTTTTACATGGATTTCTCGATTGCAGACCGATTCGGAGTTTCTGCCGTAAAAGACACGTTCAAGCGGGCATTCGACAATTGGAAGGATAATTATGTGTACCTGACCGAACTGGTGATGGCTCTGAATTGGAAGATTTGGGAACATTATGAGACGAACGAAAAGCTCGCGAGGATTTACAACGAGCTTTGGGCGAAGGCGGATGAATATGCCACGAGTCATTTGAAGGGAGAAGAACTGAGCTATTTCTACCGCACGACAGATTGAGGAGGCAACGAAATGATTCAGGTAACGTGTTATGGGATTACGGAGTTCTGGACGAGCCGTAAGGAAGCGATTGCGTATTATGGCAAGGGGTTTATGGCAAGCAGTGGAGCAGAGCAGGACAGATATGGAAACATTGTCGCGCAGTTGATGATTGGTGCGATGAATGTTTCTGATGAGGGAAATGCGGCATGAGTGGGCACAAGCCGTTTGGTGTTGTATGGGACAGCATTAATTGCGTAGATGGTTTTGAATGTGATACGTTCGAGGGGGCGAAAAGCGATGCATTGGAGATTCTTTCCAATTGGGTATGGGAGGAAAGAAGAGAGTGGAAAGACCCAATGCACCCGACTGAGGATGAGATAGACAATTATGACCACATGATTGCAGAGTGTTATGTGGAGGTTCGGAAGTATAACGAAGAGAAGGACGAGTATGAGGAGTATTGGGTTCCGTCAGTGGAGGATGAGCACAAAAGCGGTTGGATGTATTGGGACGAAGTAAAAAGGGAATGGGGATTATAAGGAGGTAATGGTATGGATGTTTGGACTTTAAGCAGGAAGTATTACGAGAACAACCCCGGAGGGCATTTCTTTGACCGCGACACGCTGAAGTTTTTCGGCGAGCGAATGAGCGAGATGTATGTTTTTAAGAACAAGGAAAAGGTAAAGGATGGGCAGGGAGTAGAGCACGAGTGCTATGTCCTTTCGAGTCTTCAGAGAGTTCCGTATGTTGGGAAGCGGAGACATTATGCTTGGTTCGATGCGAACACGTTTGAGGAAATTCTTCAGTAAGCTCCTTTAAATTGTGAATAATATTCCAATTGGAGAGATATAATATTGCGATAAGATGCACATTGTGATATGATACAAGAGTCGGGAGGGCTTGGATATGACGAAGACGATGGTAGCGGTTCCGTGCATGAATACTGTTGATACAGATTTTTTCATTTCGATGCTAGGACTAGCTAGAGTGCCAACCACGGATTTCTCATTTTCCAAGTCCTCTCTTGTTTATGATGCACGGAACATTTTGGCGAAGCGGGCGTTGGATGATGGGTTTGATCGGATTCTGTTCGTAGACAGCGATATGAAGTTCAACCCGGATTTGCTTCAGAGGTTGTCTGCGGATATGGATCAGGGATTGGAATATGTTTCGTCTCTGTGTTTCACGAGAAGGTTTCCGATGCAAAGCGTGATTTATCGGGAGTTGAAGTATGAGGACAACGGTTCGGTTTTAAATGTTTCGATTAAGCCATTTGAGGATTATCCGAGAGATCAGATATTCGAGTGTGAGGGTTCTGGGTTCGGAGCGGTTTTGATCAGTATGACGGCAATTCAGAAGGTGATAGATCGGTTTGGTTTGCTCTTTACACCTTTGATCGGATTGGGAGAGGATGTGACATTCTGCCACAGATTCAAGGAGTGTGGGGGGAAGATGTATTGCGACAGCAGGGTTAAGGTCGGGCATATCGGGCAGATGGTTTTTGATGAGGAGACATATTTGAGCAGTAGGAGGTAACGATGTATACGATTCATGAAAAGTTCGAGCTTGTTGCGCTGATTATTCTGTTTTCGATGATTGTGATTGGAGGGGTGTTTTCTGCGAATTGCGTTTCTGCTTGGCTGACAAACAGGCGCGAGGAGAGGAAAGCGGTTGCGGATGAGCGATTTGAGAAAGCGGTGAGACGGGCTGATGAAGCTAGGCAATATTGGATTGGGCTGTTGGATGAAAAGGAGAAAACGAATTCGAGTTTAGTGGCGGAAAACAGGGATTTACAGAGGCGTTTGGCACGGATGGAGGAATTGCTGTCTGCGTCTGAAAATGAACGGAAGCGGCTTATGGAGGATTCCAAATGAAGAGATTTGCGTGTTTTGTTCTGGTTTTATTATTTTGCGCGGTTCCTGTTTTTGCAGAGGTTGAAGAGACTCCGATAGTTTACATAGAGTTGGCACCAACGCCTCCCCCGGAAAGAGCTATGAAGTTTTCGTTCGTTCCGAATCATTATGAGTGGGATGACAAAACGATTGATGCAGTAGCAAGCATTTATTGGGCGGAGACGGGATATGGTTCGATTGCCGCGACTCAAAAACTCGCGATCACGCAATTGATATGGAACCGGGTTGAGTATTACAAGGCGAACGAAGATAGATATGCGGGAACGATATATGAGGTCTGCAAACAGCATGGAGAGTTTAACAGGGGAAAGATAAGCGATAAGAACAGAAAGTTAGCTCAGGAATATTTAGACATGGTTCGTTCTCAGGCAGAGGGAGTTTATTGCGGGATTACAGTTCCGAGAGATGCATTGAAGATGGCGTGGGATGAGCATGGAATGTATTTCATGGATTTGTCGAATAGAGAGGTTTGGAGGTGTCAGTAATGCCTAATTGGGTAATGAGTAGGATTGAGTTTGATGGTAAGCAGGAAGATGTTGATAGGGCATTTGAAGCGTTTAAACCAAAATATAATGAGGCGAAAGGTGTAATAGATTTTAATGAAATCGTGACGATGCCTGATTCTGTGTTTAGAGGGAATTTGAGCATGGAGGATAGGGAGAAGTATCCCGGGGATTTGAATTGGTACGATTGGTGTTGCAACCATTGGGGAACAAAGTGGAATGCTCATGATGGTTATAGAGATGGGAATTTATTGGAGTTTACAACAGCGTGGTCTGCTCCGTTCCCGATTTATAAAGAAATTGCAATGCAAAATCCGGGAGTTAGTTTGCATGTGCTTTATTCTGATGAAGATATTGGGACGAATTGTGGAGAAGTTTATTGCTGTTTAGAGGAAAATGGATATGTGGAACATATATATGAATTTGAAGATTTTTCTGAAGAAGCCAAACAGACGGCGATAGAAGTATGGGGGGTTGAGGAAGATTTTTTTGATGAGTAGTTGTATGGATAAGCAGTCAATTATGGGTCAAGTGAGAGGAGATGAAAAGATAGATTTCCAAATGGAGGAATTAGTAGGATGAGCAGATTGGTCGATATAGATGAGGTGCTAGATTTGTTCGGGAACCAGATGGAGGATTGGGATGCAATCCATACAATCGAAGAAGCGATTTGCAATGGTTCTATTCCGATAACGGATGGCGGGGATCATGTTGTTCACGGGAAGTGGAAGAAGGTTGATGCGAAAGGAATGCTTACACCGGGAGGAACACCGATTGTAACGTGCTCTGTTTGCAAAAGCCCGTATTCTGAGCATTTGAGTGGAGTCGAGTTTCCAGAGAAATGGGATTACTGCCCGGTATGCGGGTCGAAAATGGATATTGATCGAGGGTATTTTAGTAGGAGGATCATCTGATGAGCATGGAAAATTCTCTGAATCTAATGAATGCAAAGAAAGCATATGAGAATGGCGAGTGGGATATGTTCTGTTTGATTACGAGTGTTGATTGGGGGAAGCAGTGTTATTTTGAGCAGGATAATGGAGTGGTTTTCAGCGGGAGAAGCGGGAAGTATCTGAGAGATAGAGAAGAGGCATATAAGGAGTATTTGGACGCGATTAGCGTGTATTAAAAAATAAGAGGAGAGAAAAAATGGATGAGATAAAGAGATGCCCGGTTTGCGGGAAAGAAGTCACATTGGTATATGCAAAAGAAGCGGTCATTGGGGAACCAGTTTTCGTTGATGTGGTGCATGTGGAACAACCGACACTATGCTCTGCCGAAACAACGCATATTAAAGCGAAGTCGATGGAACAGGCTATTGAGCTGTGGAATGAGAGGAGCGGAAAACCGCATGCCAAAGCAGTAGAAGAGGAAGCTTCAGAAGATCAGGAAGAAGCACCGAAACCGAGGAAGAGCAAGGGTAAAAAATCATGAAGATTAGAGTAGTTGAGACTGAGATTGAAGCAGATGCTAGGGAATTACGAGAGAGCAATACATTAGCATCGAATTTTGCAATGATGCTTTCTAGGTGTTTTCAGAGCAGAGAATCGTTTGATGAAGATGTTGCAGGAGAAGAGGAAGCAGAAGTCAATGGGCAGACTGATTGATGCGGATGATGTTCTTGCGAAAATTGATGCTTTACAGGATAAGCGATTTAAAGAGTGCGGGTGTCCTTATGACATAAATGTATATGAGATCGTAGACATTATTAATGCCTGTGAGATGGTTGATGCTGTTCCTGTGGCGCATGGGAAGTGGATCGAAAAAACGGGCACACTAAACGATGCGACATTCTGGTGGTATGAATGTTCGGAATGCGAAGAGCGTCCATTGAAATACTATGGATCGGATTGCCTGTCAAGATTCTGCCCGAATTGCGGAGCGTTAATGGACGAGGTGACAGAAGATGAACTTGTAAATACTGCTTACAAGTATGGAGACGTGACCAATACTTCAACGGATGAGGTGACGGAATGAAAAAATTTTTAGTTTTAAGTCGGTATTATCCAGAATATAACAGAATCGTGGAAGCAGATGACATTAGTGAGGTTGCATACCATTACTATGACTCTTGTTATGGGATTATTGAGATTCCTGAGATTCCTGAGATTCCACAGGATGAGGTGACGGAATGAAACATAAAAATATATGCCCTAAATGCGGTGGAAACATTGTTGCTGAAGCCTTTGGTCAATACGGAACTGTTTATTACATTAGAAAAGATGGTCAAATCGGAAGAAAACTTCGTACTGTGAAGTACGAGCATAACGATGACTGGATATATTACTGCCCTAATTGTGGAAAAGAATTTAAAGAGGATGACTTTTGAAGTTACGGAGAGAAGGTGACGGAATGATACAGATCGAAATCGAAATGCATCCATGCTGTGCGGATTGTCCGTTTTTTGATGACAGATTGGATTACCCGACATGTCGAGTTAATGACCATTCTAAAGGATACACGTTCAATGCCCGTGAAAATCGGATGCCAGATTGCCCATTGCAGAATGTGAATGACTGCAATCCTTGTTCTGAGTGTCAGGAGTTTGATTGTTACGGATGCGAACATGCCAATGAGGTGACGGAATGAGAAGACTAATTGATGCGGATATGCTGAAATCAGCAATAGCAAGATATTCAGAAAAGTTATTATCGC